GTGTTTTATCCCTATCAAAAAACCTACCCCCCTTGCTGCTATTGCACGAGGAGCACAGGACTTGTAAGTTCGATGGACTGTCATCGCCTCCAAGAGTTCTTGGCACAATGTGGTCAACGCTTAAGCGCTCTTCAGTACCACACATCTGGCAGCAACCATCACGTCTTATGATCTGTTCTCTTATCCTTCTCCATTGAGAAGTAGAACCCTTATTAGTTAAGCTTGACATAGTGACTCTTATAGCAATGAACGCAGAAAGCGTAATGAATATCTTGCTCGTGGAATGAGCAGAACTTATGACCAAGCAACCAACACAATAGTCCTCGAATCATTGCCAACCCTTTACCTTGAGATGATGTAACGCTTTGCAGTAATCAGGCTCATCATACTTGGTAATGCCATATCTGTGTTGAACATACTTCCAGTAGAAGTAGAACTGATAGTCATATGGTGCATCTATCAGCTTCTCATTGCGTATCTGGTAATACCCATGATGTGAGCCATTGCGAGCATCAGCTCTAAATGATGATTCTCTAAAGACTATCTCGTTATGACAATCGTATTGCTTATTAGTTAATTGATAATCAGCTAATGAATGTAAGTCATGATAAGGATCTATTGAGCCTATCCCTACTGCAGTACTCTGCATAGATAGAGATATCCCAATAACGAAGGCTACCCCCCGGGCTCTCCGCGAAGCGGCCCGGTGTGAGCCCTTGATGGGCTCTAGCCTAGAGTGTACCCATAGTGTCAAATAGGATTTAACTTGTAAAGCACATAACCGCAGGTCAGAGCCTATATTCTTCAATCCTTGCAATGGGCGTGTCGACCTAATTATCGGTTGAGTAGAAACCGCTTCCTTTGAATTGGATACTAGGAACGCTATAAATCTTCTGCATCGAGCTGTGGCAGAACTGGCAAGTAACTGTATGTGGTTCATGGATGGATAACTCCTTCTCGTAGCGCAAGTTAGCCTCGCACTCCTCGTTGGTACATTCGAACTCATATATTGGCATTAGTGGCCTTCTCGCATGTCCGGCATGGGACTTCCTTTAACTTCCACGATCCGCATATTGTGCATCTCTCAGGCTCTAATTGTACTGAATCCTGGTTAATATCTGAGTAAATAGGTAGAAGTAACTGCACCAAGTCTGCAAACCGCATAAAGGCCAGATACTCGGAAGCATCTTCTCCTTGACCATTCATACGGCACACCACGAACGGAAGCTCTTTGCCATCCGCTCTTTTGCTCGCTTGGCGCAGCCACCCCATTAAATCCAGCGTAGACCTTGCCTTTACCTCGCAGTCGAACGGGACGTTGAGTATGTCTTTGCCGGATCCTCGACCAACGCTTGCATAAGGCCACCATTGCTGAAGATAACTAGCAACAACGCGCTCTGTACGCAGTCCTCGATCCTTTCTGTGTCGTGTCATTTATGACCAACTTTGAAAGTGCAAGGCGCAGTTATGGCAACCCCATGGAAAAGGGGCTTTAATGACCATACTTAAGAGCGTCAACAAATCCCGTAAAGCACCCTGTTTAACGCCCTGCACTAAACTCACCTTATGCCTTACCAGCGGAATTTATAGTGTGGCACTTGTCGCACTTCCACTCGTTCTGTAGCGCCCTCTGTTTAATCTGTTGAACTGTTGGAGGCGTATTACATAACTGGCAGATAATGGCAAAGCCTAATTTCTGTAGATCGTAGGCTGCCGCCTGTGCAGCTTGTAACTGCTCATCGGTTGGGAATTGCTCCCACTCATCATCCATATTGCGGAAATATAATTTACCCACGTTTCACCTGTGGCTTCCATGTGCCATCTTTGGCAATTTCGTACCAGATAGGATCACAAGGCACTTGTCCTCCCGGCATATCTCTTGTGCTGGACTCCGGGCATCGCCACATTCCGTATGGCTTACCCTGTTTGCTCGTGCCGGTCTTCCAAATTCGGGATCCATGGATGCAGCTCTCGTCCACCGGCGTGGCACCCAATGTAGATTTCACCATCTCAATTGCTGTCTCCATTGTTTGTACTGGAGCAGCAAAACTCTGATTCCATGGATCTGATTCTACAGGCACAGGGACATATTCACCTGAAGTCTGAGCCATCTTAGCCTTCACTTCTTCGACCTTAGTCTTCACTTCAACGCCTTTAGCAACCTTTGACATTTCCTCGCGAGACGCTCTCTTTCCTTTAGTTGCGTAGCCCGCATTAGCGAGAGCGCGACCAATCGCACTTGTTTCGCAATTTTCAAGAGCTGAAGTAGCGTTAACGCCGCGACCCTGGACTGTTTCTTCAGCAAGGCCAGTCGTCCAAGGTCTAGCATCAGCCTCAGTTCGAAAGATACTAGCTTCAACGATAAAGCGAGAAGAAGTGCTATCCAGCAACTTCGTATGAATCTGACCATCAGGATGTTCCTTCCAGAACTTGACCAGTCGCTCTTCGACTGTCTCGTAATCTTCTAAATTAAACATAAAGCTCATTCTCCTCAGTTCTCAATTGTCCTGATATAGCAAAGTATGCTGCTCCGTCGACGTAATTATCGACCTTTCCAGATTCCATTGATCTAGCGACTTTGACAAGTGCAAGGCACATAGCCACTTGGTAATCTTCAATCGGCATTTCGAGGTATGCAGACCATAGGGATGCGGTTCTGGACATATTGTCTGTCGGGTGTCCGTAGTCCATTCCACGATCTTGAATGATTGCTCGAGCTTCGTTGAGGTAGTCACCGGCGTTCATCCGTTAACTCTCTGGAACTGCTCGATGCGGCCTTCTACTTGTCCATCGTGAAAACCTGTTTTGTACATCAGCACAGCCAGTAGGCCATGACTAGCCAGAAGGATTAAATGTAAAACTGTCATTATGCACCTACCTTTAACAAGGTCTGCGCTGTGCGGACAATCTGGGTGTATGAAGCCTCTGACCACTTAGAGCCATCGAGGGTTGTGTCGAGTGTTGCCATAAGGCGGTCTGCATCTGATGTGCTAAGTCCGAGTGAATCAAATAAAACGCGTTGTGCTGTAGTCATTTTAGTCTCCCTTTGTGCCGTATCTCGGCTACAGGAAGAACAATACGCCCTATCGGACGCTACACCCACCCTTTTTTGATAACAGTTTGATAACGATTTCGGCAGGGTTTTCATCCTCCATATAGGGGATAGCGATACTAGCGGGCGCGTCCATAAACCTTGCCCTGCACGATAAAAGTGCCGTTCTTCTCGATGTTAATAATGTCTACTTGGACTACTGATCCATGGACATACATGATGGCAAAGGCCTGCTGCCAGTTAGCCGTTCCCTTGGTGTATGAGGCTTGTTTGAAGTCCATTAGGTTTCCTACCTCGACTCCATGCAGAACACGCCCTAAACGGCCTCCAGAGGCCTCTGTGAAGGCGCTACGGCCTGCCCTATGGGTATGACCAGAGATTACGTTCTTCCCATGCCTACGAGCCGCTTCTAGGGCTGATAAGCCACCCAGTTGCTTAATAGGCGTATGGTCGCCATGAACGGCAATCCAGCCCGGAGCAATGTTCATAGGGTTCTTATGGAAGGTTATGCCTAGTTCATCAAACTTCATGAACTTCTCGAATCTAAGCTCTGGCAAGGATAAGAAGCTAGGAATCTTCTTCATGATGATGTTATAGAGGCGGTCTGTGTGGTTAGACCTGATGCAGTCGGTTACGCCGAGTTCCCAGAGTAAGTCAACACAGCGGTCACGATCATCGCCAAGGCTTTGTTCATAGGCCTGCGGTGTGCCATCTGACCATTTAGAGATAGTCTGGAAATCAATCTCATCACCGATGGTGACTGTTTGGTCTGGCTTAAATTTAGTTAAGAATTTAGCGATGTTCCTAGTGACATGCACGTCCTCGAAAGGCACCTGCAAGTCTGAAAGTATTACGATTCGCTTAATCGTCATCCTCATCTTCGTAGGGGATATTGTCTATGCGGTTCGGTAGGTTTGGGATAATCCAGTCCGGGAAAGATTCACGATCAGAAAGAAGCCAGAAGGCATGAGTCTCCGTGAATCCTGCTTTGCGTAATGACTTGTAATACTCGTTCAACGCTATTGCATAAGCATCTAAAGCGCTGTAAGTATCTAAGTCTATGACTGGTCGTTTCCTTGCCATGGCTTAAGTGTTACTTACCTAACAACTCGATAATGGTATCGACACGCGCTTCAAGGCGAGATACCTGATCCTTAAGGCTTGAGCCAGAGTTAGGCTTTAACTCGCTTAGGTAATGCTTAATCATAAACTGCGTATATGCAGCCAAGCCGCCTAGGACTGTAACTACTCCCACAGCCCAAGCTGCAAGGTCTGCCGCTGTCACTTCTTCGGAGTTGCGTATCCGAATACGCCTGCTAATACAGCCCAAAGGATTGAGCGATAGTCGAGTGCAAAGTTAGATGCACCCCACGCTGCTAGGAACGCTCCTGCTGTGAGAATTGCTGGGTTCTTCATGTTCATTTATTCGCCGCCTATCATCGGGATATTAAAGAACGAGCCATCTGACTCGCCTTTCTTAGTGAAAGAAATATGGCAATGTTTGCGGTGCGGATTAAATCC